CCACTGGGTATAGTCTTCATAAGACATGCCCATGGCCTCGGCATCAGAGAAGTCTTTTGATCCAAGCTTTGTTTTTAATGACTGATATTTATCAGCATCAGCAATTCTTGATTCAATCGCTAATTCTCTTTGTTTCAACGCTAGCTCTCTTTGGCGAAAGGCTTGCTCTTTACGGGCAATAGCAGAGAGTTGCGGGGATAGTTTTACCGTTTCTTCACTTGGTGGCGTGGCTGCTTCAGGAGCCTGACTATCACCTTTGATGTATTGACCGGAATCCGGTGCTCTTGGTTGGGGCGCTCTTGTAACTACAATACGCGTAGGTATTGGAACTGCTTCTGTTTTTGGGATCATTGTGTTTGTTATTGCTTCATGTGTTGGCATGAGTTTCTCCTTTAGTTATTAGTTTCTACTTATTTAAACTTGAGCCCCCGATGTTGGTCCTTGACTGGCATTGGGTGGTGCAACTGGTAATTGATTTTGTGGGGCAGCGGGATTAGGTGGAGGAGCAGCATTGGCCTTTAGGACCTGAATCTGAGTAAAATAATCCCTTAAAAGCTGCATCCGACCTTCATCGATATCTGTGACTGAGTATTTATTTATATAATTAACTGTGAGTGTTGTTGCTAAGTCTGTTGGATCTAGAATGAACGCATCGGGCGGGCAGTAACCCCGTTTGCCATCGTCAACAATAGCGTCAAGGTTGGATAATATTCTCTCCTCAAGTGCATTTGCCAAGGCATCGGATTGTTGTAGATCTGGAAATGCCGATAAACGTCTAAATTCTTTTTGATCAATTTCTCCAGCGGCGAGCATTTCCGACAACTTAGCTCTACGCCCAGCTGGGTCATTAGGTAGGCTTGACTCTTCCATGCATTGAATAACATATGTGTCCTCCAATATTCCTGCTTCAGGTAGCTCAACTTGTCTGATTCCATCTTTACCGGGGTAAACCGTTTCATAGCTTCCACACTCAGTTGCAATATCTTTTGCAATATCCATTATCATGTAGGCAGACTCTGTTACGCAGTCTTGATCACGTTGAGATAATGCAGCAAACCTATCTGTTTGAAGATCATCATATGCCCTTTGCGCTTCTCCAGAATTAAGTCCTGCTGGCTTTTGAGAAGTTGCTGCCATTACGGATATTCCTGCCATTTGAAAGCAGTTTTGAATGTTCCATTTGATCCATTCGTAAAGCTCAGGATTATTAGCCTCAGCATTTACAAATTCAGGTTTTACTTTGTTATATTTTATGATTGTTCCAATGTTGTTATTAAATGCAGTCTCTAAAATGGCAGAGAACTCATCAATCAATATTCTAGGAACACCCATTAGCTCTAGTGATTGTGATGCAATGATAAGAGCTTTATAGATCTCCATCTGACCTGGCATTAGAATCTCAGCTAAGCCTTGAGCAAACCATCCAACGATGTTTGGATTATATCCCCACTTAACAAATGGAAACTTCTCTTTAGTCCATGGCTCATCTAAGATTTTACCAGCAGAACAAACAATAACATGGCGTCCATCCCCAGAATTTTTACTAGAAGGAAGATGCCAGCCCTCGCTCACAACAAATTGATCACTTACGGTTTCAGTTGATAAAGGCGTGTTGTCTACATTTCCATGTTGAGCTTTTAAAATTATATCTGCTTCTTTAGGACACATGGCAAGCATTACGCCACGGTCAACGAGCTTTAATTGAATTAGATTTCTTGGATTGCCATAATATGAATCGTTATAATCAGTAAGTAATTCTGTCTCTAATGTTCTCTCAACGCAAGCTCTGCCTTTAATTGCTTTACCCTTAGAGTCCCTCTCGTATTCAGGAAAGAACTTTAAAAGTCCGTTTCCCATCACACATGAGTCTCTAAATGCTAAAGCTCTTAGTGCATAAAACTTTGTCCTAGCAAATTCTCCTAAAAGAAAATCATTGTATTCCTGAGATAGTTTTCTCTCTTTAAAATGCCCATTATTAGTTAGAAATGTTGGCTTAGGTTTGTTTTGCATAAGCCTTGAAACAACAGTGTCAGTACATGCGTAAACTACGTTTGCAGTAGGACGGCCAATGGGTAATTGTTGTGAATTATCTAGAGTGCTAACATTTGCTAAATAATTGTATAAAGGCTTGCCAGAATAAAGACGTGTATAGATTGATGCTTGTCTTATTCTCATTTGATGAACTTTTTTAAGATAATTTGTTGTAGATAATAGCTCAGAGCAGAGCTGATCATCATTATCTGCCAACCACCATTTGAATGATTGATCCATATCCTTAAGAGCTTTTTTAGTCTTTGTATGGACTATGATTTCTTTTGTTATTGGCTTTTCGTAAAGCTTTTCCTGCGTGGGCATTAGCTAGCCCCTTGCTCAGGAAACAAAGCATCTACTAAATCGTTATCACTAAGCTTTAAAAGCTTTGCTACTTCATTCTCATGATGAGGAATCTTCATATCAACAGGAGGAGCTGATTGTAGGGGAATTGGTTTTGTTGCAATATCCCCCTTTTTAGATTTATTAACTATTTCTTTATGCTTTTCAGCAACAGGCTTTGATGACATTTTAATCTCAAGCTCTTCTGTCTTGAAATGCTCAATGTCGTACTTCTTCATTAAAAGAAATAACTTCTCTGCTTTTTTGGTTTTCATTAGCCAACGCTTAACATGCCTAAGATTTTACGAACTCTTTCCATCTTCTTCTTTAGTTCGCTAATTTCTTGAGTAGATCCATCTGGATCACTAAGGCTTGCATTAGCGGGATCTGATGGCGCTTCACTCTTTTGAGGAAGATGCATTGTTTCTTCCATTTGAGCGCGTTGTTTAAGATTCATAATGTCTTGCGGATTCATTTGGGGATGAGGATCTGTATCGATCATGTTCTCAACACCATCTGCTTTGAGTTTTTTACGTTTCACTCTAATTGCTTCTGATAAACTTTTTGCGTCAAGCATTTATTATCCCTTCATATCTAGTAATGCATCGAACATTTGTATAATTGCTTCATGATCATTATTTTTAATTGCTTCCATTAGCTCGTGTTGCATCATTTCCATTAGCTCGTGATCTACGGATTCGCCTTCATCACTGCCGTTACGTTCTGCTTTGTTTTTATTAACTACTGATTTGATTTCTGATAGTTCTTGGCTTGCAGGCTTTTGAAGTTTTCCGCCTTTTGCTAATCCATGAGGTAGTGCATACTCTGAGCTTCCAACATCATGACCACCACGGGTCATAAATGCTTTAGCTGCGCCATTGTGTAGAGTCCCACCATAGGCGAATTTTTTAGGATTTTCTTCTGGCTCGTCTTCGCGATCTGGAATAGTTATGTGTCTTTTTAAACGTTTATTATAAAATTTATTTTTGCTTATTGTTTCCCATTCTGAGTCTTCTGGTTCATTTTCACGGCCTGGAATAGTTACATTTCTTTTTAATGTATCTGAGTAATAAGTTTTAACTTGCCCACCCTTAGCCATTCCTTTAAGTTTTGGACTGGGCATTTCTTTTAAGTCTTCTAGATTTTCTTTTGATTCTCTTTTAGCAATATCGTGAACAGCTTCTGAAGCAAATGGTCCCATATGCTCGGCTTTCATATCTCTAAGATGAGCACCTGCTTTTGATTGGCCTTTGTATTCCTCTTCGCGAACACCTTTAAGCATTCCGCCTTTAGCTTCTTTAACTGGAGGAGTATCAGATGCTGAAGCTGAAGGGGGACCAAATGGATGAAAGGACTTTGCAGTCTCTGGATTAACACCACCAGATATTGATTTACCTACTTTATCAAAATCACTAACTTCCCCACCATCAGGATAATGTTGAGCATATTCGCATACACCGCCGCAGGCTTTACATTCTCCACCAGCAGCCATTGAATGGCCATGTTTACGCATAATTGAATAAGCAATCGCTAGGCTCTGCTTTTGAGGCTTTCCTGCATGCATTTCGCGTCTAACATTTTCAGAGAAAGCTTTCTTGGAACCGGACTTGACCAAAGGCATTGGTTACCCCACAAGGTTAATCATCTACTGATTACCTGGTGACCGGAATTACCATTTGTTCCAATCCATTAGACCTTTTCTATCCTTACCCCATGTGCCATAACCGCCCTTACCTTCTTTTAAATCCTTCTCCCTTTGGATCTTGTCTTGAATGGCTTTAATATGCTGGTCTTCCTCGTATTTAACGTACTCTGGGGTTCCAGGCTTAATCTTTACTGGCGCTGGAGTGTAATTGTAAGCAGGGCTTAATTTAAAGGCGTATAGGCAGGAATCAACAGCATCGGAATGTCCTTTAACAACAATTTTGTCAGGGGTTGATTTATCATCGTTGCGTTCTAAGATATTACAGTCTTGAGCAAATTGGCTTTCCTTTTTAGCTTTAAAGTTACCAGTCCTTAATGCGTTGTTTAAAAAGCGATAGTTTGCCATCTTACCGATCTTATCAGCAGGCTCAATCATGAATGAGTATCTGTCTTTTAGATCCTCAACAACTTTCTTACCAAGGCCTCCGGTATCAGCAACCATGTCCCTTACGCGTTTACCTTGAGTAATCTTTCTTATTTGTTTTGCTAGATCATCTGTTAATTGATTGGGAGTTACTATTTCTTCGACGAGGTAAGTGACAGGACTATGACGAGTAAAAGCAAGAAGGGATAAACTATCAGCATCGGTATGGCCAAGATCAATCCCAAGGATGTAAATATAATCGCCTGGAGGAAGTTCATTATAATCGTTGATGGTCGGGTCATAGTTAAGTAGTAATGCATTTGGATCTAATTTCCAACGACCAAAGCATTCCCTTTGAATACTAGGGTCTTCAATCGTAACACCTCGCCTTGCGCAATCCTGAGCTATTAATTGATCAGGCGTTAAACCTGATTTCTTAAGTAGCCAAGGGTTAACATGCATTGACCAGCCATGGTGAGACCAAGTAGTAGCTTGGCAGCATTCATAGAAATAGCCCGCCAATAGCGGGCCTGGGGTTCCAATCATTCTGCATCTTCCGTTTGTATCGTAAAGACGCTTTACAACAATATCGTCAACTAATGCTTTGATTAATTCCCTGAAGGCTTGTGCTTCGTCAATATAGACTAATGCTACGTTTGATAAACCCCTGATCACTTCAATTTGAGCGTCATCATTAGCTCCGAACAAATAAATAATAGAACCGTTGGGAAATGTAAGGCTTAGCTTTGATATATTTATATCAGCGTTTAATCCATAGTCTCTATTGATCTTTAGTAGGTCAGGCCAAATGATTCTCTCACCGCTAGATCTTGATAATGTAATGTATAAACTTAAAGTCCCGGGCATTGTGAGTGCTGTATTGATTAGATCAGCTGCGCATGATGTAGTTTTACCAGATCTTACCGAACAACAAGCGGTAACAAATCTTGCGGGATCATTAACAAAGTCTAGCTGCTCCTTGAATAAGAACTCCTCTAACTTAAATTCAGGCCTTATCTTTGTCGCTAGATATTTCTGCAATAACTCTTTGTTCTGTAGATCCATCCCCTAGCCTTCTCTTTGCTTCTTCAATGAATATCTCATCAGGTACATGGGCTATGTCTATCTGTGCCCTATCAACCTGCCCTAACATTTGCTTACCAAGCCATATCATCATTGCTACATTACCCCTTTGAGCAGCTTGGATCTGCATACGTCTTAAGGTCATCTTTAGATCGGCTCGACCTTTCTCTAATTCTGCGTAAAAACGTCCTTCTATGGTTTCCTTAGAACATCCTAAAAAGTCTGCTATCTCTTGTGTCCTACAGCCTATCTGGGCAAGCTTTAATACCTCTTCTGGGTCTATAGGTAATAATGGTCTAGCCACAAATACCTAAAGTATTAACGCGTTGTGCCGATAGGTATATATAAGGAAGGTGCAATATGTTTACAAAGAAAGTAACGATGAAATTAACAGACTTAGAAATGGATTGTTTAAGAAGTGCCCTTAGCGTACATATCGGCGCTATTGAAAAGGACTTAAGAACAAGAAAACATAGTGACAATCTATGGATTGAGTTAAATGAAGAATTAAAGCTATCAAAGAAATTAGAAAAGAGGCTAAACAAGTAATACCGCCTTCTTACCAGTATACTTCTCCCACCTTGCTACGATGACATCGCAATAGTGGGGATCTAATTCCATCATGAAGCATTTACGATTAGTCTTTTCACAGGCTATGAGGGTTGAGCCGGAGCCGCCAAAGATATCTAAAATATTTCCCTCTTTCTTGCCACCAGCTAATACTTGTTCTATAAGTTCAATTTGTTTTGGGCAGCTATGAACTTTATGCAAATCTGGATCAATTTTTGTCGTAACATCAAAGTAATCAAAATCGTATTTATTTTCTGGTTTGCCCCAAATAAATATTGGCTCAATTTTTCTAAAATGAGAGATTGAACCACCACTTCTTTTATTCCTATTTAACCAGTAAAATGTGTCTTTAGGATCTTTAGATTCCCAGAAACCATTATAAGACCATCCAGTAAATATTATGATAAATTCACATTTTGATTTTAAATTATTAAACCATTTAGAACACCATTCAGTGTATTCTTTTCCTTTTATATCTTTATGCTCATTATACTCAAATCCTATTCCATACGGGGGGTCTGTAAGCACCATATCTGCCTTCTCACCATTCATTAACTTTTCTACAGAATTGATATCAGTAGAATCCCCACATAAAAGCCTATGATTGCCAAGCTGATATAAATCACCCAACTTAGTTTTTGGATCTACCTTTTCTGGAACCTCATCCTCATCACATTGGCCTTTCTCTGAAACATCTAACGTAAAGTCTTTAATACCCAATAGATCAATGTCAAAGTCAGGCCCTAAATCAGCAAGATCTAAGTTTATTCCCGATAGGTCTAATTCTGCCCATGCTGCTATTGCATTATCTGATTGAACGTCCGCATATTCCTGATCCTCTGATTCATAATCTTGATAGCTAACAGGAACTTTAGTAAGTCCTAGTTTTTTTGCTGCTAGTAATCTTCCATGGCCAGAGGTAACTCTGTCAGATCGATTGCTAACTTTAATAGGATATCGCCATCCTTGATATTCTAAAATCTTAGCTAAACGCTCAATCTGCTCGGATGAATGCTTATTTCTATTTTTAGGATGAGCTTCTAAAGTTTTGATATTTACTTCATTACATCCCGTATGGTTTTTCATAAAGGAATTGCATCAAGCCAGTTACCTGGGGATACCATAAGCTTTTCGCCTTTAGCATGCTCGCAGATTAGTATTCCTCCTGGGCATAACCACATGTTGGCCGTACGATGAGGCTTTGGAGGATTCTTAGCATCGCTACTTGGTGCATAATATGCGTTTTCAGGAGATCCTGACCAAAATCTAACTGTTGTTTTAAATACAGCTTTTCTAATAGGAATGCCGTTAGCTTTTAAAGCTTCATATAAATTAGTGCTAGGGGATGTATCTAATTGTTCTGCTTGGGGCGTAGTCCCTTGTCTCTTCGTTAACTTTACTGTTTGTGTTTCCATTTGATTTCTCCTTTATTATTAGTTTCTTCTTCTCTGCTATTAATTTACCTAAATTTGTTAGCTCCGGTCCTACGGTTAATGTGCTCTTAGGGAATAATAATGTCCCAATTCCTCTCGCCCTTAACTCTATCTTCACATAAATAAATATTAGATTAGTACTTGGAGGGAGATCTGCAAACTCTGAGACTGCGTATCCTGCAATCATATTTGGATCGTCCTTAAAGCTTGCAATCCTTACCTGAGCTGTTTTTAATATCTCGTTAATCTCTTTAGTCTTTGCTCTATAGAATTTATTAGAAGGATAATCTATTGGAACTATTGCGTCCCAGTGGGCAGAATTACGCCATGAAGAGTAAATGAATGCTTGATCCTTTGCTTTTTCAAAAGGCCTTATTATAATGTCAACAGCATCCATAGCCTTAATCCTTTTATGTAATCATAAACTGTACTTCTTGGGATCTTTAATTGTTTTTCTATCTTCCTATTTGATAAGCCATCAATGTGTAGTTCCCATATATTTCTAATTTGTTTTACTGTTAGCCGACTGTTTCCATGCTTGGTCATTAGTCTGCAGATATCATCAAAGTCTTTTTGATTTAAGAAGGTTTCAATTTGTGATTGGTATAATGAATCAACAGATTGTGAGGGCTTGGGCTTTTTGAAACTATGCCATTCGTTTAATGGGCGTGAGTCATGCTTTGTATTCTCAATATCCTCAAATCCTTCTTTTTCAAGCTTTTTATACCACTTGGTCTGAAGGGATCGGAACGTCTTTTGGCTCTTCATCTTCTCTAGTTGCATATATCCTATAATCAGTGATGTTTACTTTTTCTATCTTACAGCCGTTTCTCTTAATTAAATGCTCTAGTTGAAAATACCTTTCATCTATTTTATGTTGTGACCACCCAAGCGGGGGCTTGGGCAGTTTCACAACAATGTTTTCTTTGTTAATTCTAGCCCTTGTACAAAGAGCCTCTATATCATCTCTAAAGCCCATGTTAAGCTACGGGGCTCGCAGGTGCTTTGGTAATATCTGTAACATTACCAGCTAATTGTTTTGCTGCTAGTTCTGCCTCAAACTTATCTTTTTCTTCTTTCATTTGAGCGTCTTTTCTCTCTTGATCAAGAACCCAGGTAAGTGCGTGGCTAACAGATCTATAAAGCCTGTCCCCTAAACTTTGAATGGTTACCATTTGTTCTTGATTAGAAACATGATTAAGATATTTAGCCAATACTTCTCTAGTTAATGGTTCAACTGGCAATCCATGAACAAGAGATGCTCTTTCAAGTAATGCTTCAAAGCCTGCTCTAGTAACAGGGATAATAACTTCTGTTTCATTAGTTGTGTTTTTATACATAAAAGGTTCATCGCGATCTTGGTCAAATACATTACTTTTTATCATTTGATTTTTCCTTTTCTTCTTTGGCTTCTTTTTTTAGTTTTGAATCGTGTTTTTGTACTAACTTGTCTATTTCATGTAAGGCTGCTTTTTTACTTAACTCAAAAGATTCCTGATATTTATGTAATCTCCAAACATCCATTCCTAATACATGTGCTCTGTTGGCAAGAACTTGATAAAGTCTGTCTGATTCTTTTTGTCCTGCTGCTAATGGTGGTAATGGAATTTCTTCTTCTGGGGGATTTCTTCCTTCTAATTCTGGCTCAACTGTTGACGGGGCTGTTTCTTCTGACATAGTTTCTCCTTAGTTAATATAATTGTAATATTTATTATAAGAATTCCATAGTCAAGAAAAAAATGCGTAGGCAAGGGCCCTTGCGAAGTTCGTCCGTGATGCTTTTTCTGGCTACGCAAGACTATTGTATTGGGGTCTCGCTATTTTTATCAACAAGTTTAAATTCAGCCTTTGATAAAAAGATATGTAAAAGGTGTTTTAACTGCTCAAAAGACTTTAAACGCTCGGGAAGCTTTACTTTAATGATAATAACCCTACCATCTTCTGTAGCATCTGCTGAGATTACTGCAGTTCCAATAGTTGCAATTCTTGGTTTGTTGTAGTCCATAGGATATTCTAATACGGAATAAACCGTGGACCATAGGAATCAATGAAACCCCAGCCCAACGTCCATTTAACAGTTCGCGTTGCTGAATACGAAAGCCCTTTGGAACAACTATCTCCGACAAATCCAGAATTAATTTCCCATAATACCTTTTCATGAATTTGCTTGAAAACAACTCCACCGGTGTGTGAATGCCCTACGACCAAGTTATTTAAATAGTAGTCTCTATGATCCCCGAGTTTAGTTAGATGGCCATGAGTAAAGATAATATCTTCAATCTTATATTCTTCTCTTGGATCTAATATTGTTTCAACCCCTTCAAAGCTCATTAAGTTTTTAAAATATTCTTCCACCCAATGTTCAATTTGAGGCATCTGAGAAATTACAGATTTAATTCCCCTTACATCATGATTTCCAAGTATCTGCACTAGCTTTGCATTTAAGCAATCAAGTCTAAACATTTTCCACATTTTTGAGGCCAAAGATCTTGCCATTTTTTCTTCTTCTAGTGGGGTAAAAATTGAGGAGCTTTTTGGGAATCTTGAATGAGAGTAGCAGTCATAAAGATCTCCTATCTGAACTATATAGTCCGGTTGTGTTTCTTTTGCGAACTCGTGAATGGCCTCTAAACATTTAATATGGTGAAAGGGAAAATGAATGTCACCAACAATTAAGATCTTGGGATATTGTTTGCTTCTCTGAATCTCTTTTGGTTTGTAATCTTCAAGATGTTTTTCAATATCTTTTCTAAAGATCTCATTTGTAATTCTTGGTTTTGTATGTGGATTTAAATCAAGGCCTGCTGCAAGTAATAAATCAGAGTAGCGTCTACTATAAAACTTTCTAAGTGCTCGGTCTGCATCTTTAACATGACCGCAAAATTCGTCTTTTGTTGGTGTTCTGCCAAGTTCTTGTGCAAGGT